AAGCATCATGGGATATTCACCGAATCCGAAAAATCGGTTGAGGTAGATATAAGCGTAAATGTCAGCGAATCACTCCGTAGCCGAATTGGTAGCGTTGCTGCCCGACTCCGAACAGGAAGCGGCGCTACGCGAGATAGCACCAACCAGGAAGGATGAAGAACGCCTACTTTATGAATGGTCGTTCTGGGCGCGCCCGGCACAGTTACCGCCACCTGGTGAGTGGTCTTACTGGCTTCTTTTGGCTGGTCGCGGCTTCGGAAAGACGCGTAGCATTACCGAGTGGGCACGCTACAAGGCGGAATCCATGCCGGGCAGTCGTGGGGCGATTGTGTCAGCCACATCTGCCGATGCCAGAGATATTGTTGTGGAGGGTGAAAGTGGCGTCCTGGCGATTAGCCCTGACTGGTTCAGGCCGATTTACGAACCGTCCAAGCGCCGGCTCGTGTGGCCTAACGGCTCGATGGCAACGCTCTACACCGCCGATGAACCCAATCGGCTACGCGGCCCACAGCACCATTGGGCTTTGGCCGATGAACTTGCCGCATGGCGCTACATTGATGACGCGTGGAGTAACTTAATGTTTGGGCTACGACTAGGTGAACTGCCGCAGTGTGCGATTGCAACAACGCCCCGGCCCATCCCGATTATTCGTGAGTTGTTGAAAGATCCGGCCTCGATTAGTGTGCGAGGGAGCACTTACGAAAATAGAGGGAATCTAGCGCCGGCGTTCTTTAAGAATATTATTCGCAAGTATGAGGGTACGCGGCTTGGACGGCAAGAGTTAAACGCCGAACTGCTGGAAGATGTGCCCGGCGCTCTGTGGACGCATAGTTTGCTTGAGCAATCCAGACTAAGGCAACATCCGGCGCTTTATCGAATCGTGATTGCCATTGACCCGGCAGCGACTTCGACCGAGAACAGTAATGAAACTGGTATTATTGTTGCTGGTCTTGACGAAAACGAGCACGGCTATGTACTGGAAGATGCATCAGTTCAGGGCACACCAGCACAGTGGGGTGAAGTGGCCGTAAGACTCTATGATCGCTATAGCGCCGACGCCATTGTTGCCGAGACGAACCAAGGCGGTGAAATGATTGAGCATGTCATTAGGACTGCCGCCAAGGATTTGTGTAGTCGGCAAGAGCGCCTACACAGCAACATTAGCTATATTGGGGTAAGGGCGAGCAAGGGAAAATATACACGAGCAGAGCCGGTTTCGGCGCTTTACGAGCAGGGTAAAATCCATCACATCGGGGCATTTGCTCAACTTGAGGACCAGATGTGCTCTTGGCTCCCTGGCGAGGATTCGCCAGACCGGTTGGACGCGACGGTGTGGGCATTTACTGAATTAATGCTGGGCGGTGGCTCAGTTGAGGAAATCGATAATCCATACTGGTAAACTATGAGCACTTTTTGGGATAAAATCGTATCGACAGCCGAAGCCATGCGCGACGTGTGGAGCGGTCAATATCAGCGTGAAGCCGGTCAGTACACCAAGCAAGACCCGTCTATGCAGTCGCCATTCAGCATTTATGTAGGTCTTGAGGAGCAGTACCAAGAGCGCATCAAGCGCAACAATCTGCTGTGGAATTACTATCATGGTCGCCATAAAAAGCACTTAAAGGCGCGCATGACGCCAGCCGGGCCAGGGCCAGACGACAATGTAATTATCAATATCTCGCGGCGTGTGGTCAACAAAGGCGCGGCCTTCCTTTTCGGGGAACCGCTGGATTGGGAGCTAGCCGAGACGGATGGCACGCCCGAAGAGAAATTGCTTGATTCTATTTGGATTTCGCCTGAATGGCGGATGGGCTTCCTCAACGAGCTAGCCATCAATGGCGGGGTGACTGGTGATTTCTATGTGCAAATTCAGCCATCCCCCACACCACTGGGATTGCCGCGACTGATTAACCTTGACCCTAACATTGTCATTCCTTACTGGAATCCTGATGACATTGACGAAATTTGGGCCTACGAGATGCGCTATCGGATGGGCAAAACAGTCAAGCGGACCATCTATAGTTTGACCGAAACGAAAGACAACTGGGAAATCATCACCGAATCATTCACGGCGGGCAAGTGGACGATGGACGAGGCGCCCAAGCTATGGGGTTTGCCCTGGTCGCCCATCATTCACGGAAAGAATCTGCCCAACCCAAACGAATTCTTTGGCCTATCTGACTTGGAGGACGCCGACATCAACGACGCCATCAACGCGGCATCGAGCAACATGAATCGGGTGATCCGGATTTTTGCCCACCCGGTGATTTGGGGAAAAATGTTTTCCCAGGGTGACTTAGACGTGAGCAAAATTGCCATGTCGTCTAACAAGGACGCCACAATGGACGCGCTGCAACTGGCCTCGGACCTGAGCAGCAGCCAGGAGTATATCAAATTCCTGCGCACCATGTTTAGTGAAATCACGCAAGTGCCGGAGACCGACCCCGACCGCATGGCGATTGGCGCGCAAAGCGGCTTTGCACTAAAAGTTCTTTTTCATGATTTAGTGCAAAAGACCAACATCAAGCGCGCGCTTTATGGCCGGGAGATTATCGAAATCAACCGGCGCTTGCTCGACTTGATGAATCGCGGACCAGAGAATGTGGTCAAACTCCACTGGCAAAGCGCGCTGCCGGAAGACCAGCGCGAACAGGTATCAAGCGATACTTTCGACCTGACCAACGACCTCGCCAGCAAGGAGACCATCAGCGCGGCCAGGGGCTACGATTGGGAGACGGAGCAAGAACGCATCAAGGCTGAGAAGCAAGCCACACAAGCAGATGAGCAGGCGACGTTGGTAGCGGCTAATCGCATCATGGTCAATCAGGGGATGTGATGAAAGGAACCAATGCATTATATTAATTTGTTTGGTCGTGACACGGATGGCGAGCCTAACGTCTGGTGGAGTTGGCAGAACCTAAATAAAAAAGGTAGCGGCTTTTGGAATGGGCGCGCCTGGCTGCATTTCACGGACAATTGCGTTGGCGTGCAATGGGTCCCTTTGAGCCGGCGATGCGCGATTGGGCTAGAATTTTCGACAACGAGCGATAGTAATATTTCGTTCAACATCAGTGTACCTTTCGTTGTCTCACTCTACTTTTCCATAGATCGGGCACGCTGGGTCAAGCATCTCCCTGGCGTCAAATGGAACGGTCACAGTAGTAGCGGGGATCGGGAGATTAGTTTTCGGATTTTCAACAACGCGCTTTGGTGGCGTTTGTGGCGTAATCCGATGGAGGGCTACGCAAGGGATTGGCGGGATAGCTGTTTCCATTTCGATGACTTCATTTTGGGTCGCAACAAGCACAGCAAGTCCGATCATTCGTCTGGAGACTATTTGTTGGTCATGCCCGAAGGCGCTTACCCGGTCAAAATCGAGTTGTATACATCTACGTGGAAACGTCCGCGCTGGCCCTGGTTCCAAAGCGTGCGCAGAGCTAGTATCGAAACTGAACACGGCGTTCCTATCCCAGGCAAAGGCGAGAATAGCTATGATTGTGAGGATGATGCTTTGTACGGGGGCACATACAGCGCAACCACTGTGGATGAAGCACTGCAAAAGATGCACGATAGCGTTATGCGTGATCGGCTGCGTTATGGTGGCTCTGAATGGATACCTAGCGCTGGTTGGCCTGAGCATTGCGTGAGGTAAAAGGATGGACCACTCCAAATGGGCCGAAACCGAAACACAAGTGCTTATCCGTATCGGCGTCAATCCTATTGATGCGCGGCGCTCCACACTATGGACCCTTGCCCATTTGCCGATTGGCGCTGACCCGGCTAAATGGATACCCACGGCGGCAGATTTGACCGAGATTATTGACGCCAGCAAAGTGCAGGACGCGCGCATCGTGTGGTATGAGCGGAAGCCGGCCAAGATTCGGCAATTATTAGATCCGGTGGTGAAGTAGTGGCGGACATTCTTCCTGGCTACGTCTGGCACAAAGATTTAAATCGCTACCGTGATACATCGTCTGGACGGTTCGTCTCGCGGCAGTCCATCAACGAGATTCTGGCTGCGCAAACTAGCGAGGCCGAGGCCCGATTAAGCGCCATTGCCACGGCCTATTATGAAGGCCGCATCTCGCCGGCGTCTTTCGCTGAGCAATTGCGCACCGAGACCCGGCGCAACGTGCTGCAAAATATGGCGTTGGCCAAGGGTGGTTTTGACCAACTAGCCCTAGCCGATTACGGGCGGGCGGGGCAAGCACTACGCAATCAGTATGCGCAGATTGTAGGTACGGCGATTGATGTAACGATTGCCGCTGTGACCATCGGACAATTGCTCAATCGCATGACTGGCTATGCCGGGGAAGCCCGTCGTCTGTACTATGTGACGTTGCAAGAAACTATGCACACAAGTAGCGCTGACATGGTAACGATTGCACGGCGTGTCTTGGGGGATGCGCAACACTGCGCTGATTGCCTGATGTACTACGAGGGGGGATGGCAATTATTGACTGATGCCGTGCCGCCTAGCGTTGCCTGCCAGTGTACGACACACTGCCGGTGTAGTCTGTTGATTCGTGAAGTGCCGCGGGCAGAACTTGACCAATGGTTGGGGACAAAACGATGAATCTATCAAGACGAGCATTTTTAAAGTCACTGGCGGCGCTGGGCATTATTTCTACGTTGCCACCAATACAGATTAATGCAAAGCAAAAGCCTGATATTTCAGCACTAACCGACAATGAACTAATAGACTCGCTCATCACTGAAGATACCCCATTCGGGTGGATAACTCTTAATGGTGAGCGCGTGGTGTTGACCGAGATTAGTGGCCATGTGAACCAGAACGCTGCGGATAGTTATTGGATTAAAGACGCGGGAATGTATAGCGGTCCATTGCTGACCTGCACCTGTATTGATTTTGGTTGCGATGACCGAGGCTTCTCCGTTGTGTCTAGGTACATGGAGTTGGGACGGGCAATTGATTTTGAGGTGAACGTTTTCGGTTGGGATCTAACTGTCGTTGGCAAGCAAGCCTTCATGTACGAAATTAATCACGAACGCGGGTGGAGCGGGACACGTGTGACCGCAAAAATAAAAACATTTGCCCCGCTGCTGATTCGGCAAGTACGGTAAGGAAAAATCGCATGATTGAGCCAAACAGCCTATTGAATTGTGGAATAAAGCATGATAGAATAGATGAGAATTTGATTGCCGAGCTTGAAGGCGTCAGGCGGCAGCTTATTCCGTTGCTGGTCAGGATAGAGCGCATTCTGAAGGTGGCTGAGCCAAGCGTGCAAACGAGGGAGCAACGACGAAGTGGCGAATATAGTCGATAACATTCACGCCGGGCCAATAATGGATAAGCTTCCCGGCCTGCTTAGGCACTGTGAAACGCCATATACCAATCATACTTGCCCTTATCTTGAATTGGGGTGCCTGGGCTGTACGTTTAAGCCCCTCGTATCGCTAAGCGACATGGCGAGGGCAATGGAAAAAGGCAAACAATGGATGGACAAAAGGCGAAATGGCGATTATAACCGGTAGTAACGTGCAAATATCATATAGCAGCAACGGTTTTGACTGGCACTCTATGCAGGCTATTTCTGTCGAGGCTAATCTTGAGCCAATGACATTGGGCGAAAAATGGGTTGTGCCAGCGGCGACGCTACAGCCCCTGGAGTGGACCATAGAGATAGAGGCCAAGACAATCGACCAGAAAATTACCCTGATAGATTTATGTAGCACAGGATTCGATGGCACGATAAATTAGTCTAATTATTCTAATTGAATAATCAGCCCGTCACTGAAAAGTCACCGGCGTGTTTAGGAGAAATCCTAGATACGCCGGTTTTTTTATACCAAAATTATGACCATTATCACGAGCGAACAGATAAACCAACCGAGAATTGTTACACTAAAGGAGTTGCAGGACAAGCTTCTGCCGATGTGCCACGGCGACAAGTGGGCGGCGGGCACCATCGTTGATTTGTGGAAAAAGGGCGCACCGGTCCCCCAGCCTGAAGGCGAGCCAGAACGGCGCATCTTGATTCCCGAACATTTTCGGACATGGTTCAATGATTTTTCCCAGCGGCTCGGCATTGGTAGTCAGGCCGCTAGTCAATACAGCAGTATGCAGAATCAGTTGGGCGCAAACGCTGGAATGCGCAAAGCAACCCGTCGCCGGGGGTAACGGGCGGGGCAATCGCCCAAACTCGCCAGGAGGATAAATGGCAAAAGCAACAGATGCAACCGAAGCACCCGCAACACCAGAACAGACGACAGAACCATCATTCATCAAACGACAGCCAGTTCAGGCAGTAGTCGAAACAGTAGCATTGGACAGACCTTTGATTTTGCCATCAGACGCGACGCCGACGGACAAAACGGGCGTAGATGCGCAAACAGAGGACGCAGCCAAGCCACTGACTCAAGCCGACATTGACAAAATCATTGCGGCCAGACTGAAACAGGAACGGGCAAAGTACGCCGACTATGATGAGTTGAAAGCTAGAGCGCAAGCGGCTGACGATGCGCAGAAAACCGAGGCGCAGAAGCAAGCTGAACGCCTACAGGCATTAGAGGCACAGAATCAGGCGCTAGCCAAAAAGAACAAGGAGATCGCCACCGAGGCGGCGCTTGTGGCGGCAGCTAGCGACATTGGCCTAGACACGGTAGCAGCCGTAAAGCTGGCTGATGTGTCGGCACTCGCGGACGATTTGAGCAACGCCGCCGAGATTATCAAGGCTGTGGCTAACGCCTATCCCGGCCTGCTGCGCCAACGGGCTGGCCAGACGGCGGCGGTTAACCCGTCACGTTCGGCGCAACCGCCTGGGCGCACTGATGCAGACCGAGCTAGAGAGTACTTTGGCGCTGGTGGTTCAAACTTCTGGGGCGGTGGCGGGGTTCGCTTTACCGAATCAACCGAATAGGAGTTTAGATGGCAATTTCAACAAAAAGTAACATTACTGGTTACTTTAACAATATTTTCGAGGATGCGCTGTTCGTCGCCCGCGAAAATAATCTGATGACCGGCCTTGTGACGCCCTACAGCGCGACCGGCTGGATGACACGGACAATTAGCACCTATCCCACTTTCACGGCGGCCAGTGTGTCCGAGGGTGTGGATTATGCGAATCCGACCACATTCGACAAGCAAACGCTAGCCACTTTGACGCCGGGTGAAATCATCACCCAGGCCATTATCACTGACATTCGCATGGATACCGACCCTCAGGACGCGCGGCGCGACTGCGCCACTGAGATGGGTAATGCCATTGCGACCAAGATCGATAAAGACCTGACCAGCGATTTCGCTAGCTTCACAACCGACGTTGGTCCTGGTGCTGGTTCAACCAACACGCTGGCCAAGTTCGCTGTTGGTGTGTCGCGTCTGCGTAACGCGTTGGCGCCCAATCCACTGTATTCAGTTCTTCATCCGTATCAGTGGCACGACATCTGGGTGGAACTAGGGCAACCGGCATCACAAAAAGCGCTGCTTGGTGACGTGGCGAATCGAGCTTTGATGGATTTCTTTGTCGGCCAATGGCTCAATATGTCTTGGTTCACGAGCGCCAACATCGTTCCCTCTGGCACCGATGCGACAGGTGCAATCTTCAATCCACAGGCGTTGGCTTTCGACAGCCGCAAAGCCCCCACGCTCGAACCTGAGCGCGACGCCTCTCTGCGGGCGTGGGAGTTGAATATGAGCGCCGGTTATGCGCACGGCGTGCGACGGACGGCGTTCGGGGTCAAATACACTGGCGACGTAACCGCGCCCACATAGGAGGATTGATATGTTTGGTGGAAATCGAACGAGTAGCGTTATCGTCGCGCTGGATTATGACCCGGCTGCTGATGATGATTTGAACGTGTGGCGCGCGCCGCAAGCTGTTGTGATTACCAGCGCGTACGCTTGGACGCAAAATACGTTGGCCGGTTCGACTGCCAACTATTTTGATTTGGCGCTCTATAACGGTGGCACGGCTGGCACGGCGCTAACGGCGTTGGCCGGTACGTTGGGCGGTACGGCTGGTTGGGTCGGTCAAACCGCCAAGACCTTCACGGTGTCCAATGGCACGGTTGGCGCTGGTGAGTTTGTGACCATGCGCTACAACGAAGAGGGCACCGGCACTTTCACAGCGATGGTGCTCCAGCTAGATTACGTGCTGGGTCAACAGTAAGCAAGAAAACGGGAATAAGTGGCTATGCTTATTCCCGTTTTCAAGGAGGTAGAAATGTCTACTAAAACACCACAGCAAGTTGTTAGGGATGCTTTCGCCAATACGCCACTCGGTACGCATACGAGCGGCTCTGTGTCGGCCATTGGCACGATTACGCCGCCGACCGATGCGGCTATCTGGCAATTTCAGGCGTTGACGCAAAACATGCGTTACATGCTCAACGGCGCACCCACAACTAGCACCGGCTTTCAATTTAAGGCGGGTGACCCACCGCGCAGCATCGGCGTGCGTGATGTTTCGGCCATCAAGGTTATCGCTGAGACCGGCACGGTCAACCTGGAATACACTTTCTTTGGGGCGTAAATGGCACTACGAGCAGGGATGCAGTATTTGGTTACTCGGTTTAGGTCCAGCGTCAACGATCTTACCTATGACGCGTTCGCTGATGACCGTGTGCAGGATATTTTAGATACCAGACGTAGCGATTTTTTTCAGTCGCCGCTGAGCGTCGTCGCGCAGCAAATTGCATTAGGCACAGTCGAGTACCACGTCTACACGGCTAGCTATCGCTACTTGGAAGGCACGGCCAGCGGTACGGTGGCCTTTCGCCTGTACGATTCTAGCGGTTCGGCCATTGCCAGCGGTTTTACTCTAGACGCCACCAATGGGCGTTTTGACTTTACCGCCAACCAAGCCGGCAGCGCGCGTTACTTAGACGGCAGAAGCTACGACCTGAACGGCGCCATCGCGGACGGATGGCGCGAACGGGCCGGTCAGCAGTCGGGTGCTTACGATTTCCGGGTGGAGGGACGACAATACAGCCGCTCGCAGTGGTTCGATCATTGCATGAAAATGGCCGATATGTTTGACGCCAAGGCAATGGGATCGTCGTCATGGGGTAGCGGATTTGGCGCAATCGAACGGAGTGACCAGTGTTGACAACCGCCGAGCTAGCCGCCATGCGCGACGTTGAAGAGTCTGTCATGTCAAGCACGGCCATCATTAGACGAGTCACCCGCACGCCCGATGGCGTGGGCGGCTATAACGAAGCGTGGGCGGCTGTGGGCACGGTAGCGTGCGACTTGTGGGCGGCGAACCGAGCTATGAACGAGAATGTAGCTGGGGGGCAAATCATCAGCCGGGGGGACTGGTATATCACGATACCGTTCGATAGCGATGTAAAAGCGCAGGACCGTATCCATGTGGATGGCCGCACGTTTGAAGTCGTTTGGGTGCCAAACAATCAATCGTGGTCAACGGCGCTGCGCGTGGGCGCTAATTCGTTCAATGAGGAGACGAGAATTTGATACTAAATCAAACAGGTGAGTTTGTTGCGCCGCAAGACGAATCGAGCAAACGCGGAGCCGACCTAGCGCCGGTGCTGCAACTTGATCCACTGGACGCCGCCTACCTAACGCAACTGAATACGGAGATTCTTTACGGGCAAAAGGCTTATGCTATGGCATTGGCCCACATGCGCAGACGGTATAACGCGCCAGAAGGCGCATGGAAACTGGACTATATTGAAACGGGATTTGAACGGGTGACGAATGGCGCTTCCTAAGTCAGAAAATTCTCTCAGGATGTTGTATAGCTCAAACGCCGTGTGGAGCAATTCGGGCTACGGCGTGCAAGGGCGCTCCTTACTGCCACGTCTCGCTGCGCTACCCGAATTTGGCGGCATCAACAATATCGCCATGTTTGCCTGGTACGGGTTACAGGGTGGCATCCACGATGTGGGCGGCCTGCGATGCTACCCGGCCGGCGTTGACCCCTACGGTAATGACATCATTGAGGCCCACACTAAGGATTTTGCAGCCAACATCGTCATTTCGTTGATCGATGTCTGGGTGCTCAAGGATACGGCAAAAAAGGTGGCGCCGGCGCTGTGGTTGCCCTGGACACCCATTGACCATGACCCTATCCCTGAAGCGGTGAGCAATGCACTACAAGATGCGCATTTGACCCTCTCTTACTCCAAGTGGGGCAAGACGATGATGAATAAGGCCGGCATCAAAAACGAGTACATTCCGCACGGCGTAGAAACAAGCATTTATCGTGTGGCTGACGACCAGCAGCGCGTACAGAAGTTTAAGCAAGAATTGTTACAGTGCCCGCCTGGTGGCCATCTAACCGTCATGGTCTCCGCCAATAAGGGCTATCCTGACCGCAAGGCGTTTCAGGTACAAATTAGAGCGTGGGCCAACTTTGCGAAAGACAAGCCGCACGCCAAGCTCTACATCCACACCGAGCCAACCACCATGTATGGTGGGCTGGACCTACCAAAATTGCTAGGTAATCTGGGCATCTCACACAAAGTGCTGTTTCCTGAGCGCTATCAATATTACAAGGGAATGCCGGCTGAATACCTAGCGCTGGTCTATAACGCGACCGATGCGTTTCTGGGCGCGAGCATGGCTGAGGGCTTCGGCATTCCACTGATTGAGGCGCAGGCGTGCGGCGCACCAGTCATTACAACAGATTTCAGCGCCATGCCCGAATTGGTGCGCTGGGGCTACAAGATTGCGCCATTGGACATGCTGTGGACGCCAATGAACTCTTGGCAGGCATGGCCGGACGTGCGGGGCATTCAGGATGCCCTGGAAGAGTTGCACGCCCAATGGGAAGCGAATGGGCGCTTGTGGCCCATGTCGCAACGACTTCGCGCGCAGGAGTCTATCCACGGCGAATATAGCTGGGATTCGATTGTACGCGACAACTGGCAACCGCTCGTGGCACGGCTAGCCGATGAAGCGCCGCCCCTAGCGCGTCTACAAGCAAGTCCACTGCCGCGTCAGGAAGTTGCACCCCCAGCAGACGTGGTGAAAGTTGGCGCGCGGGTGCGGGCGCGTCGGAACGCTCAAATCATTCCGGGCGAATTGGTTACGGTGAACGGGCAATAGCAAGATGGCCAATGCGCTATCGGGTACGGCTGGCAGTGTCGTGTACACCTCTGGTGGCACGGCGCTGGTTGGCTCAATCAAAGAATGGTCGTTGGCGTTATCCCACAATCCTGTGGAGACGACAGCGTTCAACGAGGATTGGCAAACCTATATCCCGTCTATTCGCGGCGCAACCGGCTCATTTAGTGGCAACTATGATGCTGGCGATACAGGCGAGGTGCTAGCGCCGCTACAAGACCGGCCCACGGGCGCATTTGTTAACGCGCTAAATAACGATGGCGAAACCGTATCAGTCGAGGTGTTGACAGGTGGGTGGGCGCAAATTGACACCATTGGCGAATGGTCCGCGGTGCTGAGCGTGAGTACGGCGGACGGATACGCTGCGCTGTTGCCGTCCGCCGACGTGATTGAGTTAGTGCGTATGACGAGTACCGACGATGCTAGGTGGCCGGAATTGAACGACGAGCCAAGTATTGATGCGGTGTCAGCAACCAACGCATGGCTAATCGGACAAGGCTTTGATGTTGTGAATCCGCTGACGAATTTAGAGTTTGTCAACAGTGTTTTGGGCTTGTTTTTGGAGAATTTCAGCGCCTTGGATTCGGTGTCAATCAACTAATGAAAATATCAGCACTAATTATCGGCATCGATGGCTGGCAAAAATATACATTTCCATTGATTGATTCAATTCAACAGTATCAGCCTGACTGCCAGATTGTCGTCATCGATAACGCCAGCGCGGAGCCTTACCCGTCGTTGTCATATGTCCACAGAACCGAGCGCCTATGCTATAGCAAAGCTATCAACACCGCGGCGCGGCTGGCCGGCGATTCGGATTGGTACATTGTGCTGAGCAATGACGTGCTATGTACCGGTCCATTTGCCGACATGCTGGCCAGCGTTCCGGCCAATATGATTGCCGGGCCATGCTTGAAGGAAATGCCGGGCTTTGCTTATCTCGAAGGCTGGTGTGTGTGTATCCCGTCCGCAATATGGGATGAACTAGGCGGCTGGGATGAGAATTTTCAAGTGAGCAGTTGGGAGGATGTTGATTTCACCACACGAGCAATCAAGGCTGGCCACAAGGTGGCAGTCGGCGCGCAATTTCCATTCATCCACCTTGACCAGAAACAACGGTTCTATTTGATACCTGATTATTGGCAGAGCGAGGAGCGTAACATTCGGTACTTTGCGCTGAAGCATGTGGAGGCAGAATGACATATACGCACCGAAATGGAGAAGCGGAACAGCCTGCCATAGTAGGTTTGTACTGGTTCGACGGAATCGATAATGGGCATAATTTCTCAAGTGGAACTGTCGAAATAAAAGATATTGTTTCCGTCAGCGAAATTGATGATATTGCGGCTAACGGACAATCTGGTAAATCTATTCTTGTCAACATCCCTACGACTGGATGTTTTGAGTGCGGTTATGACGCGAGGGCGTCAAGTATGATCGGGAGATGGTGGGGGCCAATAGATTGTCCCTGGGAAAATGATCTATGAACATCGTCATCGCCAACGGCCCTGGCCGGCTAGATAATGGCTCCGACGTGATTCTGTTTCCGTCGCGCTGGGATAGTGCTGTGTCCAATGCGCCATTCAGATTCTACCCATACGAGTTGGCTTATTTATCCACCCTTTTAAAGCGCGAGTTGCCGGACGCCAATATAAAAATGCTCGACGGCAACATTAAGCAATGGACGGGGCGCGTATACGGCGATGAGATAGGCAAACTAAATCCTGACGTGCTTATCTGTGAGTGCTCGGCACTCACTTATAGCACGATGACGAAGGTAATGCGGCGCGCCAACCCCGGTCGGGCAATCCTATGTGGACCAATGGCGACCTACGCAGGCGCGGCGCTTGACGGCTGGACTGATACGGTGGTTGGCGAGTACGAACACAAGGTGCTGGCCCTACTCAAGAACGAGCCGCAGCCGGTCGGCTATGTTGATTTAGATTGGCTGCCGTGGCCGGAAGATGAGGATATTTCGAGGATCGATTATGACGAAATCAACCACTACTCTAGAGGTGTATTACAAGTTTATCCCACTAGAGGATGCCCTCTATCTTGTACCTTCTGTGTCGTTCCTACCTATTATGGAGGTCACGGTAAGTCGCACCGGAGTCATCGGTGTAGAAACGTTGAAGACGTTTGCGATGAAATCGAAAATCTTGCAGGAAAGTACACAGGTCGCTTCTCTGGATGTTATTTCAATGAAGAGGCACATAATGCAAATGTTGAATGGCTGGCCAGCTTCGCAGAAGCCCTTATCCGGCGCGGGCTAAACAAGTACCAGTATGACGCCATGTGCGGTTACTGGACGTTCACAGAGGACTTGGTGAAGCTGCTGGCGCGCGCCGGTTATCGCCAAATTCGCTTTGGCGTAGAAAGCACAAGCGAGCAGGTTGGCAAGCATATCAAGAAGCTTATGCACGTCGATCAACTCGAACAACTGATGCACTGGTGCAAGGCGGTTGGCATTGGTTGCTATGGCACTTTCCAGATTGGTGCGCCTGGTTCAAGTGAAGCGACAGATAGACAGACGATTGCGGATCTGAATCGCTGGCGCAGCTTGGATATGATGCAGAAATGGCAAGTTTCCACATCGACACCGCTACCTGGAACGCCATTTTACGCCCAGGCAAAGGCTAATGGATGGCTTATCACCGAGGACTTGAGCAAGTTTAATGGATTTAATCCTGTGCTTTCTTACCCTGATTATCCGGCTGAAAGAATCTTTGCGGTGAGAGCGGGGGCGGGATTGTGAGAGTGATCGCATTCTCAGACGCGCACCTGGCTAGCGCTGCCACAATCGCGCATATGGATTACAGCGCAGCGAATTACGAAAACATAGGTGAACTACTGCGAGCATTAATCGCTAATCCGCCCGATGTAGTCGTGAATCTCGGTGACTGGTGGGAACCATTTTATGACGCATCGCCGCCAATCGTTCCTGAATATGAACGGTTAAAAACATTGACCAGGGTCATAAAAACGTTTGGCAACCATGACCCGAAGGACGGACAGGAATTCGTGGAACTTGACGGGATTCGCTATGAACACGGTCACGCGTGTGGAAAAAGTAGAGACGTGCAAGCGGTAAGGGCATTTTACGCCAATAGACGCATCGTGCATGGTCATACTCATGCGCCGTTTTCTGGTCTTGGTTTCGATGTTGGCAGTATTTCGTTCACTGGCACATACGGCGAAATAATCGACGGGACTCCATGCCTAAAGAGAGTAGGTGGTGCGGCGTGAACTACATTAACTCAAGACAGAAGCTTTTTAGCCATATAGACAAGCTGCAAGAGATGAGGTTGACCGGAAGTACCTCAGCGCCCATTAACGTCGAAATTGACTTGTCAAATCGCTGTTCACACGGTTGTAACTGGTGTCATTTTGCCTTCACGCACACGCGTGGCCCGTTGGCTGGCAAGCGCGGGAAGCCGGAGGGCGCTATCCTGGGTGGCGATCTGATGGACTATGATCTAGCCTATTCGATTCTGCCCCAACTAAAGAAAGCGGGGGTCAAGTCGATCACCTGGACTGGCGGCGGCGAACCGACGTTGCACCCCCGATTCATGGATATTGTCGGGGTGGCGGCTTGGTTGGGACTAGAACAGGGTTTGTATACCCACGGCGGGCACATTACGCCCGCACTGGCGGATCTCCTGAAGCAGGAACTCACCTTTGTTTATGTCAGCCTGGATGAGTGTACTTCTGAATCGTTCAAGGCTAGCAAAGGCGTCGATAGATTCAGTAAAGTGATCGAGGGAATCAAGTTCTTGGTAGCGGCGGTAGGTAACGCCACCATCGGCATCGGATTTCTGCTTCACACCGGCAACTATAATCGTGTTGATGATATGGTGGCGCTCGGCAAGTCCCTCGGCGTGGATTACATGCAGTTCCGGCCTATTATCGCCTACGATCAGGTGGCACCGGGGCAACTAGTAGAGGATGTGCAGTGGGTAAACGGAGCAATCAACAACCTGCGCAAGTACGCCGGCGATAAACAAGTTGTGGCTGACACCTGGCGATTTGAAATGTATCGGGACTGGAACGGACACGGCTACAAAACATGCAATTGGGCAGCGCTTCAAACGGTAATTACACCGAACGGCAAAGTATGGCGCTGCACGAACAAGCGAGAACATCCTGACGCATTGTTGGGCGATTTAACCACTGAATCGTTTGCCGAGTTGTGGACCCGCAACGGCGGCGCTTGTCAAGTCGATGATAAATGCCGGGTCATGTGCCGCGGACATATCGCCAATCTGACATTGGATAGTATTGTGGCTGAGCCAGGACATAAGAACTTTATATGAGCAAAATCACATTAGATACTCGCGGCCTTGACGCCATCCTGCGCAATGTTGGCAAGAACAAGGCGGCGGCGCTCAACGAAATCGGCGCACGAACAACGGCGCGGGCCAAGGAATTAGCGGCGGTTGATACCGGCGAGATGCGCGACAAAATCAATTATGTGGTTGACGGCAACACGCTACTCATTAAGGCCGATGCCGATCACAGTTCGTTTGTCGAGTTCGGGACTTACAAAATGGCCGCGCAGCCCTTCATGTTGCCCGCCGTGCGCGAGGTAGAGCGCCAACTACCCAGCATTATGCGACAAGTGGCGGGCGGCGGCTTACGTGGCGTAATCAACAATCTTGTTGGCAGCATTCGCACATGGATTTTTGGCTAAATGGCACAGGTAAATGATTCGCTCTCGTTCGGTAGCGCTATCTACAATGTATTACACGCTGGCGCTACCGTGGATATTTACAACATCCTGGCCACGTCAGGAGCCACACCGCCTTACTGTATCTATCAGCGGCAGGCAGCAATGGACGACTACACGTTCGGGAGCGGGCACGGTGTCAACGCTGATTACGTGGTCAAGATCGTGAGTAATCGCAACTGGCCAAGTGAGGCCCAGAATGTATACACCCACATCCATTCACTATTACAGGACGCTTCGCTAGCAATGGTTGGATTCACCTCTATCCGTTGCCGGCGTCAATCTACAATCGAGTATAGAGACCCTGACGGTTTTTGGCACGTCGGCGGCAGCTACAGAGTTTCAGGTTGGTCTTAGGAGGACTTTAGAAAATGGCTAATGCGTTATCGGGAACATTAGGTTCCGTGGTCTATATGACTGGTGGTACAACCACGGTTGGGGCGATTGCTGAGTGGTCGCTGTCGCTCAGTCATTCGCCGGTTGAAACAACGGCGTTTGGGGATGTATGGCAAACCTACATTCCTTCATTGCGCAATGCTACTGGCAGTTTCAGCGGCAACTATGACACAAGCGATGCCGTACAAACATCATTGCGCAACGCAATGTTGGGTGGGTCAGCGGTGGCGCTACGTTGCTATATCAATGCATCCAACTATTTCAATGTGGGGACGGCATATCTGACTGGCAACAATCCCGCCATCAGCAATGACGGCAAAGCAGAAAACGCGTTTGATTTTCAAGTTTCGGGGCCGGTGACATTTGTCTAGTTATATCAACAAATCAGATTTTTTTGCGGCCATCACGGGCAAGCCGGTCGATTACGACGTGCCCGAAGTCGGTATGATTCAGGTGCGTGGTCTCACATCTATTGAGTTGTCACAGATACAGGCAAAAAACTTGACGCCTGTGCAAATTTCGCTAGAGGCGGTGCGTGCGTGTTTGGTTCAGCCTGCTCTAGATCCGGCAGACATCGACGCGCTAGGGCAAGCCAAACCAGGGATCATCGAGCAAATTTCTACGAAGATTCTGGCACTGTCGGCCATGAAGCCGGATGGGGACTTGGAAAAAAAAGTTGGACCTGGTTCCTAGCGCGCGCGAATGATGGCACTGCTAATTTGCTACCGACCGAAAACTACGCACTGTTTCAGATGGCTCTAGATATGTCTAAAACAGTGCGTGAGTTGCTCACGGGTGCGCCGGGACCACTAACGCACATGGAATGGTATATGTGGTCACGGTGGCGTCTAGCGCGCCTGCGACTAGAGCAACAAAAACGTAGAGGGACTTAATGACCGCAGGGACAGAGGTAGCCCGCCTTTACGCGAGCCTAACCGCAGATTCGAGCCAGTTCGAGGCCGCGCTAAAGCGCTCGGATGGCTTAATTTCTGGCGTTGGCAACACGCTTGGTGGCTTCGTCAAGTTTGGCATTGGCGCGGCTGTTGCTGGGTTCGCCGCAATGGCTGCGGGGATTGGGTCGGCGCTGTCTGCATCTTCCGAATTCGACAAAACCATGTCGGGCGCGAAAGCAATCCTGAATGCGACAGGCGAGGAGATGAGCCAGCTAAACAGCTTGGCGCTTCAACTTGGCAAGGATACCGTGTTTAGCGCGTCCGAAGCCGGTAAAGCCATCGAAATGCTGGGGCAGGATGGCCTATCAGTCCAAGAGATTATGGGCGGGGCGGCTAAGGCAACGTTTGACTTGGCAGCGGCCACAGGTAGCGACCTGACTACAGCGGCCAATATCGGCAGCAAGGCAATGAAAGCGTTCGGTATTCCAGCCAGCGAAATGGAAAAGGCCATCAACGGCATATCCGGCGCGGCCAACACGAATGGCCTGACCATCAACGGCTATGCGTTGGCGCTGGCTGCTGCTGGTGGAATTGCCGCCGAAACCGGCGTTTCTTTCAATGATTTTAACGCCACGATTGCCACAATCATGCCGTCATTCGGGAGCGCGCAGGACGCCGGTACGTCGTTCAAGACTTTCCTGCAACGCTTGGTCCCCCAGTCAAATGAAGCCACGGACGCTATGCGGGCGCTTGGCTTATTCACCGGTCTATCTGGCAAAGAGTACGACGACGCCAAGGCCAAGATTGCCAAATATGAAAAGGAGTTGGCTGGCTTAGACCCCACGTCCAAGAATTACGAAAAGCGCGCCCATGACATCAAGGGCCAAATCGACGTGCTGAATGCGTCGCTCAAGACCGGCCAAAACGCCTTTTTCAACACTGACGGCAGCATGAAAAACATGACCGAGGTTGCTGGCATCCTGCAAAAGGCGCTGGGCGGCTTGAGCGATGAGGCCAAAAGTTCAGCGCTGACCAACATTTTTGGCGCTGATGCGTCACGCGCGGCAGCGGCTTTAGCCAAAGCGGGTATTAGCGGATTCTCCGGCATCCTTGACAAAATCAACAAAGCGGATGCGGCCAAGATGGCGGCAACCCGGCTTGATAACTTGGCAGGCGACGTAGAACAATTGAGCGGCTCATTTGATACGCTCAAAATCGTAATGGGCCAAGCATTCTCGCCGCTAGCGCGGAAGGTTGTCCAGTTCCTTACGTCAAAACTAAATAATCTGCTTGGCATGGACTTTAAGCCATTCGCCGCTCGCTTTGAACGAGCCTGGGACAAGGTTCAGGGCGTAATCACGCGCGTCATTGGGTTGTTCGACCGCTTCGCCAGCAAGAGCGCCGGGGGGCTACCGTCCATTCTTTCGACATTGGGCGAAGTGTTTGGAGAGTGGGCCGCCGACATCTGGACTTGGATTGAGCCAGGACTGAGCGCGGCAATCACCAATCTGGCCAACTGGATTCGCAACCCCAGCGCTTCCACTATTGGCACGGCATTAAGTACGGGTTGGGATTGGTTCGCGCGCTGGGCCGGTGCGGTATGGGATTATGTGGGGCCGAAGCTGGGCGAGCTGTTTAGCGCGCTATCATCATGGGTGACGGACCCGTCCAAGCGCAGCCAGTTATGGAACGGTATTGTCTCGACATGGAATGTATTTACCAGTTGGGCCGGTGCGATTTGGGACGCGGTTTCGCCTTACCTGCTTACTTTCTGGAACTACCTATCATCGTGGGTAACAGACCCAGCAAAACGAACAATCCTATGGGGCGGGATTGTGGCAACGTGGGACTTTTTTGTCAAGTGGGCCGGTATTATTTGGGATGCGGTCAGCCCCTATTTGGCTGAATTCTGGAATTATTTGGCATCATGGGTGACTGACCCCGCCAAACGCACGACGCTTTACAACGCCATCGTCGCTGGCTGGACGGCATTCTCCGATTGGGCGCAATACATTGTCGGCGCGGTCAGCCCCTACCTGTCCGAGTTTTGGGCATGGCTATTATCTTGGGTGACAGATGAGCAAAAGCGGACAACACTATGGAACGGTATCAAAAGTACTTGGTCATTTATTTGGGACTGGGCAGCATACATTACAAACGCGGTCTCGCCTTACCTGGTGACATTCTGGAATTACCTATCTAGTTGGGTGACTGACCCCGCGAAGCGCACCATCCTTTGGAATGGCATCAAGAGCACTTGGTCATTTATTTGGGACTGGGCAGCATACATTACAAACGCGGTCTCGCCTTACCTGGTGACATTCTGGAATTACCTATCTAGTTGGGTGACTGACCCCGCGAAGCGCACCATCCTTTGGAATGGCATCAAGAGCACTTGGACCGGCTTCACTGATTGGGCGGCTACGATTTGGGGCGGCTCAGATGGAAAATCGGGTGTCAGTAAATATCTGACCGATCTGTGGACATCCATGAATGGTTGGCTACTAACTCATGCGCCACAGTTGCAGCCTTGGGAAACAGCATTCAGTGATTTTATTGTTGGCGCGCACGATCAGTGGATAAAAGATTTCCCTGAGATGAAATCGAACTTTGTGCAGTTCAGCACAGACATTACTGCCGAAGTCAAAAATCTAGGCCAATCATTTACGAGTCTATGGGATACCATCTTTGGAAAATTCGACACACCTGCCAAGATGAATGGCAGCAATTTCATCTCAGGATTGACAGAGTTTTTTAGTCAAATCGAAGGAACGCTACTAAATTCGTTGAAGTTTATTCGGCTCTTGGTAGAAGCGCTTGATTATGGTCTAAAGGCATGGAAGGCTGGTCTGTCGTTTAATTACGATGAATATATGAGCAATGCTGCCAAGTTCATGGAAACCATGAGCGCGATTGGAAATTTGAATCAGCCTACTCAACAAACGAATAATGGAACTCCTTCAACTACCACTAATACGCAATCAAACAGCGCTTATGACCCAAACAATCCCAATGCCGTAATCGACCAATCGTCGCCTGTGCCTGGTCGCGCGGGTGGTGGACCGGTTGTCGCTGGTCAATCCTACATGACTGGAGAAAATGGCCGGGAGTTATTCGTCCCGCAGTCGAGCGGATACATCTACAACGCCAGCGACACGCAAGGGATTGGCGACATATTATCGGGTGTCAGTTCGGCGGCACGAGCAATCAAAGATTTTGCGAGTTCGTTGGCTGACTTCGTATTCCCGAAATCTGAGCCAATGAGCGCCATTCAAAGCGCGGCTATGACGAGTGGTGCAAGTCAAGCTGATACGCAGACCGGCGCTTATAACGCTGAAAGTACAGCGGCACTGATGAACACACGAACATCACGAATCGAATTAGTCGTGACCGGTGAAAGTGATTTACCAATGGACCGTCAGAAGCTTCGCGAACTAGCCATCATGCTAGGTCGTGAGTTAAATCTGTCGGGTGCTTTATTGACGATGGGTTAATGCCAACAACTAGCCATACCGTAACACTCTCTATAAACGGACAGGACCGCACATCATTATTGCTGCGTGATTCGCTGTACATTCGTCATTCGATGAACAATGACGCAAGTGTGGCTGAATTCCAGATGAAGGATGGCGGTTCAGCTTATACACCGGTTGGCTGGCATCGTGCAGCCGTCGCCATTGATGGCACTACTGTCTTTGGTGGCTTCATTGTCGAAAATGATGCCGTGTCCATCGGCATTGCATCAAGACGCCAAATGAATTGGTCAATCCAATGCAAGGATTGGTCGGTCTTGCTTGACCGCGTTGTGGTCGATGAGCGCTATACCGCGTATGATGATTACACTATCATCACTGACCTGTTCAACACCTATCTATCTGGCGAAGGCTTCATTACCACAAACTACGTGGCAAGCCTAGTTAACGAGATAGATATATCATTTGAGCGCGTTACGTTGCGCGAAGCGCTCAATCAATTAGCCGACAGAGTTAATGCCGCTTGGTTTATCTCGCCTGACCAAAACCTGCATTGGGACACGTACAACGGTTTTGGCTCGGCGGCATTCAACATCGACACGACCGCGCCAAATGGAACAACGACATTTGATGTAGCCTACAACAGCCTGCGCCGTCAAGTTGACACGTCAAACGTAGTCAATCGGGTAAGTGTCGTTGGTGGCACAAGTTCAGCGGGCGTACGCCAAACGGATTCATTCACTGGTGATGGTATCAGCGATACTTTTGGTCCGTTATCGCAACCGGTCAATTCAATGTGGTCGCTTGTCTACACGATTGGCGCAACATCATTTTCCACTTACGCCACCAATATAGGATATGAGCCGGAAGATACATTAGCCTATGAAGGTGGCACCTATGTTGCCTTGGTCAATCTAGAGAACCGAACGGTACGCATCCGTAGCTCTACCGGCGGCGTTCCCGATAATGGGAGTAGCGTTACCGTCTCTTACTATTACGGTGTGCCGGTGGAAACCATGACAGAGCACACCGGCAGCCAAAGCTATTATGGTCGCGTCTTTGAACAAAAAGTATATGACGAAAACCTGACGAGCATTGCTTCGGCGCGTGAATATGCAGAGCGCATATTAAATAAATATGCCTTCGCTCGTGAAACAGTGCAGTTTGACGTATACGAACACGGACTATTGCCGGGAACGTTGATTCAGATCCAATGTCCCGAAGTTGGTTTGTACAATACACGCACAATCGAATCAGTCACCTACGAAAACAACCTGTCTACCTACTACGCCGATTCAGCGCAAGATATTGTACTGGAGAGTGGCGATAGCTTGGTGCAAGAAGGTTACGGCTCCAATGCGATTTATTTGATTCAGGAAGTCGCCTTGCAGCCGACGATGAGCAAACAGGGTCAATTCCTGATGGTCGCTAAAGTGACGTGTGGCGACCGGCAGCATACCGTACTAGACATCATCAAGCGTTCATCAGGCACAAGCACATCAAGTGGCACAGGTCGTATTCCGCCAAAAACGCCTTATGGCAGATTGTCTAATATCAGTGGCAATCTAGGCGATGTCGTTAGCGGACGGGCACTGTTTACTGATGGCGGCACAGCTTCATTTAGCTGGACAAACTACGGTGGTCATACCGGCGCTGTGGTTGGGCTAGAAGACGCCAACGGCTTTACCTATGGCGTGTCCTATATCCTTGATGCTGGCACGGTCAAGGCGAAAATGGGGCGCATGACCGGTATGCCTGCCATTGGCACAATCACGCCATCAGGCTGGGGTATATGGACCACAAATGGCTACTTCTCTGGCGTTGTTGCGGCTGGCACGATTGACGGTTCGACTATCAATGGTGGCACTATCAACGGTGGCTACATTAGCGGTGGAACGGTTAGCGGTGGTCTAGTCACAGGTGGAACGGTCAGCGGTGCTTTGCTGACTGGTGGCACTGCCAATATCACCGTAGGCAACATTGGCGGCTTTGTAGTGGCCGCTAATCAACTGTATAGCAACGGCGGCACGATTTCTACAGGCAGCGTCGTCAACTCGTCTAATCCTGGCGTCTATCTCGGTACGGCTGGGTTGTTTGGCTTTGGCACACTCGGCTTAACTTTCGCACTTTACACAGACCCAGCGCGTGCGCCGTGGTTCAGTAGTGGCACTATAAATAATGTAGTGTATGAGGTGTATGAATCGGCCATCATTCGCACGAGTTCGGATGTATTCGCTGATGGCGGCGTCCAAATCGACAATAGCGGTATTTTTGGCGTAAACCCAACAACCGGTGCGGGTGCCATCACGGATGAAGGCAGCTACTTGCTCTATACCGAAGATGGTCGCAACCTAAACTTTGCTGGCGTCAACTTTATGCTGGACAGTACAACCGGCAATATCTACGCTGAACAGGCATGGATAGCCGGTACAGTCTACGCTAGCGATGGTGTGTTCAATGGTACAGTGTACGCCTCTGACGGCTCGTTTACAGGTACCGTGTCTGCTTCGTCACTAACCGGCAACAACGTAACCGGCGGTACAATCAGCGGTGGTCAAATTAGCGGCGGCACTGTTACGGGCGCGCTTGTCACTGCGGGCACGGTCAGTGGTGGCACCGTAACCGGCAATGCCATTTCTGGCGGTACGATTACTGGTTCGCGGATAAACGGCGGCACTGTGACGGGTGGACTCATCAGCGGCGGAACTGTATCGGGCGGCATTATGAGCGGTGGCACCGTCACCGGCGCATTCGTCACAGGCGGTACGGTTTCGGCTGGCGGTGGCACAGTCACGCTGAATTCTAATGGTATTCAATTGCTAAATGCCGCGGGTACTGCGTTTGACGCATCTTATATCCAATGGGTGCAAGGCGGGACAATTCTAACTGGTGTTTCCACCTACATCAGTGGCAGCGCATTCTTTTGGAACGAGAACATTGGTAAGCAAGGCTCAAACAATGGCGCAAAAGTCGTCACTGTGGCCGGCACCGTAGGCAATACGCAGTTTGCTCAATATAACGACAGATTACAGTTTAGCGTTAGTGGGTCAGAATCGCTCTATGCTGATTCAACTAAATTTCGTGCCGCGGGCAATCTGGGCGACGGCTGGACAAACGTCTCGTCTTTCGGGACAAACATTGCTTCGGATGGAACGAACATTCTTAAATACCGCAAGTTCGGCGACATGGTAATCTTGTCAGGCGCGCTGAATTGCTCGTCGGGCACCATCACGGCCGGCAATGCTATCTTTTCGTTGCCGAGCGGCTATCGGCCAGCCAACTACAACCGAATATTTACCGTGTGCCAGAATGGTTTGCCCGTCAGCGTGAACATCACAACGGGCGGTGATTTTCGCTCATTCACCAACTACGGCTCTGGCTCTGGCACCATGTATGTGGATGGCATCGTGTTTTTTACAACCTAACGGGGCGTCTCTTTGACAAATTACATTTTGAGCATTGGCGACAGTATCACGCTAGGGGCAGACGGGTTGGGCGGCTATGTCAATGGCGGCTACCGAATCACGCTAGAAACGCGCCTGAATACAATTGGGTACGCTTACACGTCGCTAGGCACCATCACCAGTAATTCTACCGGCATGACACACCCCGATCATTCTGGCTACTCCGGCTATCGCTTGGACGAAGTTTCGCCTATTGTTCTGGCGATGAATGCGACGCCCGTACCAACTTATATCCTGCTGTGCATTGGCACAAATGACATTTATCAGTCGTATGACCTGGCTAATCTAAACAGTAGGCTTGACACTTTTATTAGTAATCTTTTGGCGAAGTGGTCTGGCACGACCATATTGGTAGCGACAATTGGACCCATGACTGGTTTTAGTACAACCAGCTACAACTCGCACATCATGGGGCTGTCCTCGGCTACGCCGGTTGACATGGCGTCAGTCATGAATTCATCGCTCCAAAACGACGGCATTCACCCATCAGCTATCGGCTACTCGCGCATGGGTGACGCGTGGTATACGGCATTAAAAGCGAAAGGGATTTTTCCAGTGGCAAATACAAAAATTACAGCGCTAAGCTCCTATGCGGCACAACTAGCCGCGGGGGATCTGCTTCCATTTGTCGATATTAGCGACACGAGCCAGGCGGCCAGCGGCACAACAAAAAAAGTGGCTGCGGGCTATTTTGGCCTAACCGATGGGTCAACCACCCTGTTCACTGGCGGCGGAACCATTGCATTGGGCGGCTTTACGCTGACGGTTCCAGCAACCGGTACGGCGGCGCTCAGGGGGGCAAACAACACTTTTTCCGGCACCAATACGTTTTCCGGTGCCAACACTTTTACAACGACGCAGACGATTGCTGTAGTGTCGGCGGCGTCGTTGGGGCTGATTATTACACCGCCCGCCAGCGCAACCGGCGACGCCATTCGGGTGTCTAGCGCCGATTTGGGGTCTGGCCTATCCGGCCCTTTCATCTCGCTGGGGCGCAACAGCAACGCTACGGGGCGCAGCGGGTATATGCGCATTGTGGGGGCAGGTGGCAATTCCAACGACATTTGGCCAGACAACTCTGCTACGCCCGGCGTCTTGCGCATCGGCAACGCAACCGGAACGGCTACCGATTTGGCGGGGTCCGTGGTGGGTGCGCAAACTAGTTCGCTCGACCAGAAAGACGTAATTGGCGAATTCACTGACATCAACGCGGCGTTGGATGTGATCTTGGATACACCGCTTTTTGAGTTCTACTATAAAGACGAGCGGCTAGGCAAGCCCAAATTCCTCGGCATCATCACCGATTATTCGCCCATCTTTGGCGCTGACCCAGACGAAGCGCATCCGAACGGACGCATTCTCAACGAGGTCAACGCGCACGGGTATGCGATGGCGGCAATCAAGGCGCTGGCTGCACGCATACGAGCGTTGGAGGCCAAACTGAGCGGGCTTAGTTTGCTCGCCGCTGAGTAAAATCGAATCGGTGAACACTACCCACGCCGACCTCCTCGTCATCATCGCCATGAACATGAACGTGATTTTGCTGGGGGTGGGGCTGGCCTGCGTGTATTTGCTAAGGAAGAAGCGATAATGAAAATACTGGCTGAATCA